AATAATTTCGGTTCCATCTTCATTACCATAAATTGTAAATTTTAAATTAGGTTCTCTAAATCTAATAAAATGTTCATCTAAAATATCTTTAAAATAACTATCATTCCATCTATTTAAAAAACGTATTTGAGATTGTATCCCTGAACTATATAATCTATTAGGGGTATTTTTAGGCAAATTAAATTTAACAGTCTTTTTTTTAATTAAATTATAATTCATAAGGCCAAAACTAATTGCTGGGTGATTATTATAAGGTTTATCTTCATATATTTTATAATAACCACAAACAAATAAAGTTTCAGTATCCATTCTTTTTAACCAGTATTGTTTAAAATCTTTAACAATTGGTATATAATCATCTTCATTTAAAAAAGCATAATCACCTTCTATGCCTTCTTCAAATAAATAATTCATTGCATCTTGCCATGCTCCATAAGATAAGTTTTCATTAGGGCGATAAATAAATTTTATATCTAAACCTTGGCAATGTTCGTCTATATATCGTTTATCATATTCGTTGTATTTAGTTCTTTCATTTATAACAAATAAAACATTATGATATTCGTTTCTATGTTTTTTTATATATTTGATTTGTTCATTTAAAAAATTATAAGTGTTTTTTTCATAATCAGCGTGATTTTTAAAACATCTTCTTTTACCAAAATAAAAAGTTACAATATAATCTACTCTATTATTTTCCATACTTTTCATGAGATGTTTTACCACCTATATCTTTTAAAATTTGATTGATTGATTTTACTTTACCAAATATTCTTTTATAATTACCTTTAGCATCATAATATTCTTCCCAATATCGTTCTCTCTCTAGTAGCGAATCATATTCACCTTGCTCTAAAAACTCGTATTTAAAGCGGGACTTATCAAAATCACAATAACTATGCAACTTATTTACTTTAGTAATGTTATTATCGGTTTTTATAGTTGATAAATGAACATTTACTCTGGCTAATGGCTTACGGGCTTTACCAACATAAATTACTTCATCATCATATTTTATACAGTAAACACTAGGTGGTACTTTAGATTGATATTTGTCTTGAATTTTAACAAATGTATCTACATTCTTTTCATACCAGTTATAAACAAATTGATTAGTTTTTTTTCTATTTTTCTTATGCCATCTAGTAACATTAGCATAATGTCTTTCTTTATTTGCTAAAAACCATCTTTTTTGATAGGCTTTACCTTCAGGTGATCGATAATATTCTTTTAAACGTTCATTACCACATTGTTTACATTGCGATTGATAACCACTTTTATTGAATCCATGTTTGTAAAATTCAGTAAATGGTTTTTCTACTTTACATTTTGTACATATTCTCATAATTATATTTTATTATAACTACATATAAGATAAGGAAAAATGCAAAGGATTCCAAAGAATTTTAGGAGTTATTTACTTATATATTTATCGGGCAGATGAGACACTTAAGTCTCATTCTGTAATTTTTTATATTATGACTAAAGATCAATTGAAAGACCTTGTAAAGGAGCACTTCAATTTAGTCGAAAAATCTGAAAACTTTGCGGACGCGACTCTTGAGGACGGAACTAAAGTAACCAATGATATAGCTGGTGAATTTGCTGAAGGGCAAGCACTAAAAGTTATTACTGAAGATGGTGAAAAAGTAAGCGCACCAGAGGGAGATCATGTAACCAAAAGCGGAATCGTATTAACTGTTGATGCCGAAGGCATCATCACTGGTATTAAAAGACCAGACGAGGAAGGTGAAGGCTCTGCTGATCTAGCTGAACAAGTAGAAACTATCGAAACAGAAATGGCTGAAGAGACAGTAACAGAAGAAATGGCTGCTGAAGAAACAGCAGAATCTACTGAAGAGTCTACTGAAGAAGCTATGGCTGAAGAAGGAGAAGATGAGACTAAAATGGAGGAAATGCCCTCTTTAGAAGAAATCATCGAAGTTGTAGGAGACGCAATCGAAGAGAAAATGCGTAAATACGACGACAAAATCAAAATGATGGAAGTAGATATTATAGACATTAAAGAAAAAATGTCTGCATTCGCTTCTGAACCCGCTGAGGAAAAAACAATTCCAACTACTGGAAAAAAGTTCGCTTCTCACGCATTCGCAACTGCAAAAGCTGAAAAAAGATACAATCAGTTGCTTAATAAACTGAAAAAATAATTATTAAACTTAAATTAAACATTAATCATGGCTGGATTTGACGTAGCGGCATTATCAGACTTCAATAACGAAGTTGCCGGAAAAGTAGTATTGGACAGTGTGTTTCAAGGAACTACTGCACAATATGCAAGCATCCAAGAAGGAATTAAATATGAAGAGCCTATCAACCTAATGAGCGTTACTGCAACTGCTCAAGGTGGTGATTCTGTAACAACTCCTCAAGGGAATGTAACATTCACTCAGAGAAATCTGACAACAACAAAAAGAACATTTTATGATTCTTTAAATTTACAATCATTAACTCAAAAGTATCTAGGTATTTCTGCATTGCCAGAAGGATCTTATGAAGAAACTTTTGGTCTGTTAAATGATATGACTTCTGACTTAGTAGCTAAAGTACAAAAAGATAATGATCTATTTGTATGGACTGCTGCATCAGGAAGTGCTTATAACGCTTATTTAACACCTTCAGTAAATGGTCTTAAATATATCATCGATTCAGGTAACACTTCTGGAGTAGTAGCTGCTACTGGAGATGGTGCTACTGCTATCACTGGTTCAACTGCATATGCTCAATTAGCTGCATTTATTCAAGATGCTGATGAGGATATTCAAGATGCTGACGATTTAACTTTCTTTGTTGGATCATCTGTATTCCAAAGAATTGTATCAGGATTTACAACTCAAAACTTATTCCACTTCGATCCTACAAGTGTTCAGAAGAGAGTAGGTGGATGGGAAGTACCAATGCCTGGATTCCCTAACGTGAAAATCGTTGGAACTGCAGGATTAGGTTCATCTGAAAGAGTAGTATTAGGCCCAGCAAGCGATTGCTTTATTGGAACTGATCTAACTTCAGACACAACTAACTTCCAATTGTGGTATGATATCAATGACGATGCTTTAAAATATCGTTTGAGAAACAAATTAGCACAAAATATTGCTCATCCAGAGTACTGGGTAAGTAACGATTTAGTATAAACGTATAACCTTATAAAACCAGAAAAATTATGGCATGTGATATAACAAGTGGATTTTCTCTAGCATGTAGAGATAATTCAGGAGGAATCAAGAACATTTACATCCTTTCTGGTTCTGTAGCCGGAGTAACTGGGGCAGATAATGGTTTAATCACTGATATTTCAGGTTCAGGTGTATTTTATAAATTTGAACTTGCAAAACAAACAGGTGATTTTACCGAAACTATCAATGCTTCAGTTGAAAATGGGACAGTTTTCTATGAACAAGTAGTTAACTCACCATTCCACAAGATGCAGTCTTCAACTAGAAACCAAATTAAAGTATTGGCACAAAATCCTGCTTTAAAAATTGTAGTTGAAACAAATAACGGTGGCGATGACAGCGTAGGAGTATTTTTCCTAGCTGGTCAACAAAACGGTATGACTTTATCAGGTGGAACTGGGCAAACTGGGACCGCGTTTGGAGATCTAAATGGATATTCTTTAACTTTTACAGGGCAAGAACCTCTTCCTGCTTGTGAAGTTTCAGGATCTAACCTATCAGGAGTACTAACAGGTATTACTGCAGGGTAAATTTAATGTAGAGAAGGGTTATCGATAACGATAGCCCTTTTTCTCTACTTATCATAAACACACTTAATGCTTCAATTTCAATATTCAGGTTCGGGAACTAAAACTGTAGCACAGTTTTTAGATAGTAGGTATGATGAAACCAAAGTAAGGTATCAATTTACCTCTTCTTATTCGGGTCAACGAACTCAATTGGATGCTGATGTAACAAGTAATACAACAAATAATGTTTTAGGAGGTTGGTTACTACTTGAAAGTTTAAATAATTTAATACCTTCAGCAAGTGGTCAATATGATTTGAACATTTATAAAGTAACTAGACCTGCAGCAAATCCAGAATGGATTTATGCAACAGATTCTTGGATTCAAGAAGATGAAAAATGGACTAGTTATTCTGGAAGTGGTGTTATAATAGGAGACTTACTAACCAGTAACAGAGCATTTGTATCAGGATCTGATTATGATCCTATTTACAAATACGAATTTGAAGACGAACCAATTTATTCAGTATACGATGGATAAGAAATCAAAATTAAACTTTTCTAATATAGAAAGGTTTGCCTATAAATCTAGATCAGCTAGAGAAAAAGATGGTAAAGGCAATTTTATTAAGTTTGGGAATGACAACCAATACCCAGATTACTTAATTGATTTGTACAACCATTCTTCGATAAATGCTGCTTGTATTAATGCAGTAGTAGAAGCTATCAGAGGAGAAGGATTAGTTACAGAAAACGAAGAAATTCTAAAATATGCTAATAAATCAGGTGATTCATGGACTGATATCTACAATAAAGTAGCATATGATTACAAAATATTTGGCGGATTTGCCTTAGAAATTATTTGGTCAAGAGATAGAGAACGCATAGCCGAAGTCTATCATATTGACTTCTCTTATATTAGAGCAAAAGAAAAAAATTATAGAAACCATTGTCCAGGATATTTTATAAACAATAACTGGAAAAAATATTCTTACGGAACAACCGAATTACAAGACGTACCCTACCTACCCGTCTTCAACGTGATGAACAAATTAGACGAACCCAAGCAAATATTTGTTCATCAACCCTATAGACCAGGACAAGAGTATTATCCTCTACCTGATTATATTGCTGCAGCAGCAGTAATTGATTTAGATAAAGAAGTGGATAACTTCCATATCAATAACATTCGTAATGGTTTAGCACCATCTTTAGCAATTACAACTTTTACAAATGCTTCAGATGATGAAAGAAATGCTATTGAGCAAATGCTTAAGTCACAATATAGTGGAACGAATAATGCAGGCAACATGTTATACATGGATGTTGATGATCCTGCATCTGCACCTCAAATTACACCAATTACTCAAAATGGAAGTGATGGTTATTATACTGAGGTGAATGAAATGGTAATGCAAAAAATCCTAACAGGGCATAGAATATCTTCTCCTGCTTTATTAGGAATTAAGCAAAACACAGGTTTAGGAAATAATGCTGAGGAATTAGTTACAGCATGGAGATTATTCTTAAACACAGTTGTATTACCTTACCAACAATCAATTTTATCTTGTTTTGAAATGTTACTAGGTATCAACTATGGAGATGTTACTTTAGGAGTAATTCAAGATAACCCATTAGTAATTGATGAAGAAAAAGCTACTGAAGTAGTTACTTCACAAGAATCTAATGTAGAAGATATTGTAGAAATAGAAGAACAAGTAGAAGAAATAAACGAATAAAGATGACAAATACCTTACTTATTTCATGGGCTAAAGTAGCACAATATTCAGATATTAACAATAATTTGGATGCTAACCTAATTAAAAACAATATTAGAGAGTCACAGGATATTGAATTACAACGAGTAATTGGTACTTCTCTTTATAATAAACTGATCGATTTAGTCGAACAAGGAACAATAAACGATAGTGGCAATGCAGATTATAAAACATTACTTGATGATTATGTTCAAGATATGTTATTATATTCTTCTTACTTTTACATTTTAGAATCATCATATATTAGAACAAGAAATGATGGTTTACTTATCCCACAAGGTGGTGAAAATACAATTGCGGTAGATAGAACAGTTTATGAAATGAAACGTAAATCATGCCGTAATAAATTTGAATATTACAGTGATAGATTATCACGTTTTATAAATGAAAAACAAGGATCATACCCAGAATTAAATGACAATGATTTCTTGTATCAACAACAACCTGATTATGGAACACAATTTACCTCACCAGTAGTATTTTCTCAAAATACAAGAGGTACATTTTATAATTGGGCTAAGAAATATGGAATTAAAGTAACAGACTCGGCTTACCCTGCACAACCACCACAATAAAATAATAGAACATGGCAATACAAGACATTTCCAATTTAGCGATATCCGCATCATTCCAGAATATATTACAAAGATCTGGAAGTGTAATAGGTACTGCTACAGGTACTCAAGTAGATAGTTTAACAATAACTGCTTCATTAGCTACAACTGCTGAAGTTGCTACATCTTCATCTTATTCAGATACAGCATTAAGTGCTTCTCATGCAGTACAAGCTGATTCAGCATTATCAACAAATACAGCTACAAGTGCTTCACATGCTTTGAATGCAGATAATGCTATTTCATCCTCTCATGCCTTAAACGCCGATGATGCTATTTCATCTTCTTATGCTGCAACTGCATCAGTAGCTTTAAATGTCATAGATCAGGTAGATACCGGTAGTTTACTTACTACTGCTTCTATAAGCGACGCTACTATTACCTTTACAAAGGGAGACGCATCTACATTCGCAATTACAGCAAATAATGTAGTATCTGCATCATATGCTGCTACAGCATCTGTATTATTAGGTTCAGTAGAAAGTGCATCTTATGCTTTAAGTGCTTCTTATGCTATTTCATCATCTAGAGCAGTAACAGCAGCACATTCAGATACTACTCAAGAAGTAGTAATCAATGTAAAAAATACATCAGGTGGAATTATTGCTAAAGGTACACCAGTATATGCTACTGGAGTAACAGGAGAAAACATTAATGTAGAACCAGCTGATTATTCATCTGCTTCAACAATGCCTGCTATTGCAGTTACACAAGAACAGATATCAATTAATGCTACAGGTGAAGCAACTGTAACAGGTAGAATAATAGGTGTTAATACCCTTGGATTTACTGCAGGTAGAAACATTTATGTTAACGGATCAGGAACATTTACAGATACAAGACCAACAGGAAGTGGAGTTTTAGTACAAAACATTGGTGTAGTTGGTAAAGTAAATGAAACTGATGGAGAGATTGTAATACAAGGTAGTGGTAGAACAAATGATTTACCTAATATTGCTACTGGAGGTGTTTGGGTAGGAAATACTAGTGGTGTAGCTGCTGTTGTACAAACAGGTAGTTTATCAGTTGCTACAGCATCATTGGCTCAAGGTTTAGCTACGGGTATTGACATTAATATAAATTCTATAACAGCATCATCAGCTACATTCCAAACTGCATCTGTTGGTTTATTACAATCAGTAACTGGATCAGCTAAAATAATTGGTGATGCTTTTATTGTAGTAAACAATGATACACCAGCAGAAAGATATGCTGGATTATCAGTTTATGATTCTGGATCAGCACGTAATACATCTTCATTTGCTTATGATGGTTTAACTGATGATTGGTTCTTTGAAAAAGATGTAACTGGATCAGCACACTTTGGTGTTGCATTATTTGGACCTGAGTATGCTACTAAAGGTTCACCAACATATATTACTGCAAATAGAGTACCTAAAGGAGTAGGAGACCATCATTTAGAAGATTCTAATATTTCAGATAATGGTTCTACAATTGTATTAGGATCAGATACACAAATAACTGGTAGTTTAGGAGTAACAGGAGCAATTACAGGTACTATTACAAGTGCTACTTCAGCATCCCATGCTTTAAATGCTGACAATGCTATTTCAGCATCACATGCTGTACAAGCTGATAGTGCATTAAGTGCAACATCTGCTACAACAGCAATATCAGCATCTCATGCGGTACAAGCCGATAGTGCATTAACTGCAAACACAGCAACATCTGCTTCACATGCTATAATTGCCGATAGTGCTTTAACAGCAACATCTGCTACAACAGCAGTTTCAGCATCCCACGCAGTACAAGCTGACAGTGCTTTAGCAGCAGATACAGCAACAAGTTCATCTCATGCTCTAAATGCTGATGATGCAATTTCATCTTCATATGCTACTTCAGCATCAATTGCTGATTATCAGAAAAATTTAAATAGTAATTCTGGAAGTATACAATTATGGCAAGGCAGTAAAACAGCTTATGATGCTATTTCTGGTAGTGCTTCAAATGATGTATTATATTTTGTAATAGAATAATATGGCAGGAGAAATTTATAGAGGTAATAATGCAATCTCTGCAATTTACAGAGGTAACACTGCTGTAAGTAATGTTTACAGAGGCAATGTAGAAGTATGGAGTGCGGCACCATCATTTGATGCTGATGCACAAGCATTCTTTACTCAAATTGAAGATGTTGAAGGGATTTCATTAACTAGTACTGAGAAAAATGCTGTGAACGATTTAGTTGTAGGACTTAAGGCTGATTCATTATGGACTAAAATGGATGCTTTATACCCGTTTGTAGGTTCAGATGCAGATGCTTGTAAATACAACTTAAAAGATCCACAAGATACAAATAATGCTTATAGAATTACCTGGTATGGTACAAATACATTTAATGCAGATGGTGTAACATGTGGTACTACAAATAGTGATTTTGGTCAAACATATAATGATGTAGATGATTATGGACCAACAAATGGTGCACACTTAGCTGTATGGTGTAATAATGTTAATAATTTAAGAGGTTATGATTTAGGTGCCTTTAGAGGTATTGGTGGTGATAGAGATGATTGGGCATTAATTATTTCATATGGTAATTCAACTCAATATGCTTGTTTTAATGCATTAAATTATTCTA